TTTGACCTTTATTATTATCAACAAGATTTAATTGATACTTTGCACAATAATAGATATGTTATTGTAAAGAGTGCTAGACAGTCTGGTAAATCTGTAACAAGTCTTGGTTATATTTTACATTATATATTATTTAACCAGACAAAGATAGTTGGTATGTTGGCCAACAAGGCATCTACATCAAGAGAGTTGCTTGGAAGATTACAGACAGCTTATCAACATCTACCAAAGTTTTTACAACAAGGTATTGTTGAGTGGAATAAAGGTAACATAGAGTTGGAGAATGGCTCCAAGATTATAGCATCTTCAACATCTTCATCTGCTATTCGTGGTTACAGTTTTTCATTATTGTTCTTGGATGAGTTTGCATTTGTACAGAGAACAATTGCAGATGCATTTATCAAATCAGTTTATCCAACGATTTCATCTGGTAAAGATACTAAGATTATCATGGTATCGACACCCAATGGATATAACTTGTTTTACAAATTTTGGAATGATGCCGTAGAAGGTAATAATCAGTTCAAGACATTCAAGATTCATTGGACTAGTATTCCAGACCGGGATCAAGAATGGCGTAAGAAAATTATCTCTGATATTGGTGAAGAAGCATTTCGTCAAGAGTATGAAGCAGATTTTCTGGGTTCTTCCAATACTCTCATATCGTATGAGAAACTGCAAGAATTATCATATAGTAAATCAATATGGTCAAAAGATAATCTGGATGTTTATGAAGAACCAGAGATGAATAGAATTTATGCGATTACTGTTGATACAGCTCGGGGTCAAGGTTTAGATTATTCTACTTTTACTGTTTTTGATACCACAGAAATTCCATATAAAATTGTAGCAAAGTATCGAGATAACACAGTTGCACCGCTGCTTTTCCCAAATATTATAAATACTATAGGAAAGAAATATAATGATGCCTATATTTTAGTGGAAAGTAACGATATTGGAGCTCAAGTAGCAGATGTTTTACACCATGATTTAGAGTATGAAAATTTACTTACTGTAGCATGGTATGGTCGGCATGGTCAGCAACTTTCAAGTGGACATAAAAAAGATATATCTTATGGAGTAAGAACAACCAAAAATGTTAAAAAGATAGGTTGTTCTAATCTAAAAAGTTTAATTGAAGAAGATAAATTATTTATCCCTGATTATGATATAATTTCTGAATTGACAACATTCGTAACTGTTGGTGATACATATGGAGCTACAGAAGGTTCCAATGATGATTTGGTTACAACATTGGTTTTATTTGGTTGGATGGTAGATCAACAATATTTTAAAGAACTAAGTAATTTGAATATTAGAGAAAAGTTATATCAAGCAAAAATGGATTCGATTGAAGATATGACAATTCCTTTTGGTATTATTGATGATGGATTGGATGACGAGTATGAAACAATGCCCGATGGCACGAAATGGGAAAAGGTTCATACCAATAATTATTAAAAATCTATATCAATATTAAGAATGTATAAAGGAGAAATCAAATGGCATTTCAAGTATCCCCCGGAATTAATATTTCCGAACAAGATTTAACGACTGTTGTACCAAATGTTGCAACAGCGATTGGTGCATACGCTGGAGGTTTCCAATGGGGCCCAGTAAATGAACGCACTCAAATAACAACCGAAAATGAGTTGGTTGATATTTTCGGAAAACCTAATGCACAAACAGATACTCATTTTTGGACATGCGCAAATTATCTTGCATATGCAAATAATTTACTTGTTGTAAGAGTTGTAGAAACAGCAGCAATGAACTCAACTATTGGAGATAATGCTCCATCTGCTGCAGGAGTAGATGTATATAATGCAACTCATTATGATACTATCACACCTGCAAATGACGTTTTGTTTATTGCTAAATACCCAGGTAGTTTAGGCAATAGTTTAAAAGTACAAGTTATTGATTCTAATGCATGGGGTGATTCAACAGTCAATGCAGATTTTCTTGCAAACTTTGATGGAGCTCCTGGGACATCTGCTGATGTACTTGCTGCAAATGGAGGTTCGGGTACATACGATGATGAGATGCACGTTCTTGTAATTGATGAAGATGGTCATTGGACAGGAACACCTGGATATGTTTTAGAGAAACATGCTTATGTAAGTAAAGCAAGAGATGCAAAACGACATGATGGTTCATCCAACTATATTAAAGATGTTTTGCGTAATGAATCAAAATATGTATGGTTGGGTGATGTAACACAACTTACTACATTATCAGTTGCCGCAGGTAGAGAAGCTGGAGGACTAAAAATTGGAGCAGCATTTCAAACTTTTGATAGTGCAACAGCTGCTGAAGGTATTTTAGGTGGGTCTATGGGATGGGGTGATGATGGTTATAGTTCTACTTCTGAAGCAGTTGTATGGGGAACAAGAGCTCTTGGTTATGCATTGTATGCTTCACAAGATGTTGTTGATGTCAATCTGATCTTAGGTGGAGAAACAGATACTACTGGTAATAGTTATTTAGCGGGTTTGGTAGGATTGGGTGCAACAGAAAGAAATGATGCGATGGTATTTTTATCACCGACATTGGCGAATGCAGTTACAACTCCAACCGCTGCTGCTATAGTTACAGGTAAAAATGTTTCTAGTAATTATTGTGTAATGGATGGTGCATGGAAATATCAGTATGATCGTTATCGAGATATATTCATATGGGTACCGATGAACGGTGACACTGCTGGTCTTTGTGCCAGAACAGAATATACAAATGATGCATGGTGGTCACCTGCTGGAATGAATCGAGGACAAATTAAGAATATTGTTAAACTTTCTTGGGAACCAACCAGAGCAGATCGTGATACTTTATATAAAGGAAGTGTTAATCCTTTGATTAATATTACAGGTGCTGGTTCAGTATTGTGGGGAGATAAAACTTGTCAAGTTACTCCAACTGCATTTGATCGAATTAACGTACGCCGACTGTTTATTGTTTTGGAAAAAGCAATTTCTATAGCAGCCAAGTCTATGTTATTTGAGTTTAATGATGTGTTTACGCGTACAGCGTTTGTAAATATGGTAACACCTTTCTTGAGAGAAGTACAAGGACGCCGTGGTATTACCGACTTTAAGGTGGTATGTGACGGTTCAAATAATACTGGACAGATTATTGATACGAACCAGTTTGTTGGTGATATTTATATCAAGCCAGCAAGGTCTATCAATTACATCCAGTTGAACTTTATTGCCGCAAGAACTGATGTTTCTTTCTCAGAAATCGGTGGTTAATCTTATAAATACTTAAAATACTTAAAGGAGTAATACAATGCCAGATAATGCAATTCATAATTTTCAGTCGCAATTTCAAGGAGGGGTGCGACCGAATCTATTTACTTGTTCAATAACTCCTCCTGGTACTCAATCAGTTAGTGGGTTTGAATTTCATTGTAAGGGAACTTCAATGCCAGGTTCTACGATAGGTAATATTGATGTGCCTTATATGGGACGCCAATTGAAAGTTCCTGGTGATCGTACATTTGCAGATTGGACTGTAACTGTATTTAATGATAATGGAATGAAAATCCGTGGAATGTTTGAAAACTGGATGGCAGCAATTCAACATCATGATGTAAATGAAGGGGTGATGCATCCATATGGAAGAGCACAGGTATTCCAAAAGGATAGAGCTGGAGATGTTATGAGAACTTATACTGTAGAAATGATATATCCAACAGAAGTTGCAGCTATTGATGTGGCATGGGATTCAAATGATGCAGTAGAAGAATATGCTGTTACGTTTGCAGTTAATGATTATCATTATGATGACGGACATGAAACAGCTGGTTCTGGTAAATCATTCAAAGGTAGCGTTACTGTAGGTAGTGATGGTAGCTTGAATGCTGAAGCAATTTTTAATTTATTAGGATAGGAAAGTAATAATTGAATCAAGGGGGTGAGTTTTTCACCCCCTCTTATTATGAATTTTTAAAAAGGTATTTTTATGGCGTTTGAGTTATTTGGTTTTGAAATAAAATCCAAGAAAGAGAAGAAGGGCAAAACTTTTGTAACACCA